AAGCCGAGGGCTACGCTGCGACGATCAACGCTGCGCAGACGACCGGCGGCGTCGTCACCACCGCAGCGGCGGGTACGATCGATGCCGCGATCGTGCTGCTCCATGCCAAGACCGACCGGCGCGTTGAACAGGGCAAGATCGCCTACAAGTCTGGCGACAATATCAAGCGCAACGTCTCGTCATGGGCGGACTTTGAGATCAGCGGCGCGCGGTTCGGCGGGGTCAAGTGCGTGGACGTGTCGACCGCCGACATCGAGGACCGGCTGATCCCGCAGATCAATCGCGCAGCCAAGACCGTGAAGGAACGGCTTGATGCGCTGAAGCAGCTCTTCGACCTCGCTCATAAGCAGGGCTGGTGCAGCCACGTCAATCCGGCTCGGCAGGTCAAGCTGGAAGAGGTCCGCTACGCGCAGGCCGCCGCGAAGAAAAAGCTGGCGCGATTTTCGATTGACGAGGTGCGCCGGGTGATCGAGCTGGCCGAGGCCAGCGACGACTGGTGCGACGGCCTGGCAATGTCGTTTGCCGCGCAGACGGGTTTGCGGTTCGGCGAGCTGGCCGCGCTGGCGTGGTCCGACATCGACTTCGCCAAGAGCCGCGTCACGGTCAACAAGACCGTGCGCGAGGTCGCCAAAGGCGTGCACCAGGTGCAGCCGGTGGTCAAGACCGACGCCGGCTTTCGCACCGTTTTCCTGACGCCGCAGCTCGTCGCGGAGCTGCGCAAGTGGAAGCTACGCTCGCCGGCCGCGGGCTTGGTCTTCCCGACGCGGGCGCAGACCCACCACGTCACCAGCGACAATCTGCGCAAGCGTGTGCTGCACCCGGCCTGCGTCGCTGCCGGCATTGAGGAGCTGCGCTGGCACGACCTGCGCCACTTCTTTGCCAGCATCTGCTTGGAATTGTTCGGGGCGGACTTCCACCGCATCACCACCCTGATGGGTCACAAGTCGATCAGCACCACGCGCGAGCTTTACGGACACTGGATCGACGACGAGGAGCGCGACGAGGCTGACGCGGCGAAGTTCGGCGCCAAGCTGTGGAACTACTAGCAGCTCACTCCTCGACGTCGCAGGGCGGCTGCACCGTATGGTGCGGTCGCCGCAGTGCCGCCGCGATTGCGGCATATCCGACAAGATCGTCGTAGTCGTCTGGCTCATGCTCGCCGGCCGTCATGCGCGTGATCTTGAGCAGCGCCAGCATGACGGCGACGTCGTGCGCCGCGATCGGCTTGCCGATGTACGTCGACCAGAGCACGGCGGCTGCGGTCATGTTTCCACGCCAGTCGCCATGCGTGTGGCCGCGCTTCTCGATCAGCTCGGCGACGTCACAGAGGACTTGAGCTGGCGTACTCGTCATGCAGACTCTCCATCTCGACGCGTGGAATATACCAGCGGCCGCCGAACTGCCGGCCCTTGATCTCGCGGCGTGAGATCATGCCGTACAGGCGATAGCGGTTACGCCTGTTGTCAGCGCCGAACAGCAGCTCGCACGCTCGCGAGCTGTCGATGAGCAGCGGCAACGGCTCAGTCATCGAATCCACCGCTGCTGAGACCTGACAGCTCCGCGAGCTGCTGGTCGGCACCGGGCCGATACCCGCCGGCCGCGTCTTCCGTTACGCGCTGAATCTCGACCGAGATGTTCCCCGTGTCCTCGTATTGCCAGCCGCTGAAGCTATAGCGGCCTGGCTCCAGCGCGACCTCAAAAATGACTTTGCCGTTGGCGTAATCAGGCCGCCGGCTGCCAGGCTCCTTCGTTTCCTTGAACAGATTGAATTTCTTCACTTTCTCATATGTGGGCATAGCTTCACGCTCCTGTTTTGTTTTCGAGTTCGCGCCGGCGCTCAACGTATTTTCCGGCTAGGTAGTTGTGTAGCTCGGCATCTTCCCGCGCCAGCCGCTCGCGCCACTCGCGCACGGTGCTTGACCACAGCTTGTGCTCGGCGACGTTGCGGTGCTTGGCAAAGCCGGCGATCTGCTCGGCGCACCACGCAGCCCAATCGGTCTGCACGTCGGACTCATCAAAGGGAATGTCGTCGGCCGTTGTCGGCGGTGGCTTGGTCACGACGGGCGCTGCCCGTGCCGGCGGCAGCTCGGCGTGCGGCGTAGCGCGCTGGCCGTCGTCGTCTTCCTCACCGACGATGCCGAGGATGGCACACAGGCCGTAGCGGCGCGCGTAAGTGATTGCCGACCCCATCTTTTGCGGGTTCGCCTTGTTTTCGCACAGCAGCGGTACGCCGCCGTCTTCAACGAACTCGCCGCTCGTGTGCAGGACGCGCGTCACCAGTCTGTCTGGGTCTGTACACGTCATTTGCACGACGGCCAGGCCGTGGCGCGCCAAGGTGCGCCGCGCGACGTCGAGGCACGCCGGCAGGGTCGCGTAGCGCCCGTAGTTGGCGGTGCCGTCGAGCGGCGGATTGCGTATCTCTGCTAGCGCACTGACTAACGCCTCGTTCATGCTCATGCCGGTCGCACCGCGGTTGCCGGCAAGTCGGTGAGAATCTCATCCAGCACTGCGACGTCGATGCGCGGCTCAGCCTCGAACGTCACGCCGACGACGACGCCGGGCGTTGGCGCGCCCGCGCGCACGACGACGACAGGGTCTTGCAGTCGAAAAGCTCGTTTGTTTCGTTCCATTTTTCCTCTCTCCAAACAATTGCTGATTTTCCGCTTTGATTGCGGCGACGTTCGCCGCTGTCTTCGACCAAGCCGCGCCGCGCCAGTTCGGTGACGCGCGGTCTGATCGACAGGATGCTCATGCCGAGCGCGTCCGCCGCCTCGTCAGCCGTGAGTCCGCCCTCGCTGGCCTGGATCGCGCGCAGCGTCAGCTCGCGCAGGGTCGGCGCGCGCTCGGCGATGGCGTCGGCCGCCGCGATGCTGGTTTCGCGCCCTGCTGCCGCGCCTGGGAGCGGGTAGGACGCGCGGTCGACTAGCCAGCGTGCGCGCACGCTCACGGCGTGTCTCCGGCGCGGCGCCCTTCACAGGTCCGCCACGGCGGCTCCTTCGCTGCTGCCTGCGCAAGCTGATCCTGCGCAGTGACCTTGCTGACGCGCGCGGCGCTTTCCTCGTCTGCCAGCTTGTTGATCGCCGGCCCCTTGCCGCGGGAGATCGCGAAGTCGTCGCCGCATTCCATGATCAGGCGCTCAGTGCGCAGCCAGTGCTCGCGTGCGTCAAGCCAGCGCACCACGGCGCGCAGCTCGGTGATGGTGAAGCTCTCGTTCATGCTCACATACCCCACTGTTTCTCGGCCGCGGCGCGGTACGCCGGCGGCACGTCTCGCCACATGAAATGGGAGAAATCGGGCGCGATCATCGAGAACAGCTCCTCGATGCTGCCCGCGCTTTTCATCAGATTTTCTCTCGCCCGCGCGACCACGCGCATATGCTCCAGCGCCGCTTCGAGGCTCGCGACTGACAGCTCCTCGCAATCTGTGCTGTCGAAAACTCGCCAGCCCTTGCAATTGGCGTAGACGAGCCGGACCGGCACGTTCTCCGCTTGCTCGCGTAGCCACTTCCAATAGAGCGCCACCTGGCGCACATGGTTCGGATCGGGGCGCGCCGGCAAGCTGTTCACATGCCAGCCGCGCTTTGATTTCGCTGACAGAGTCGGCCAGCGTGTCTTGATCTCGACCACGCCTTGGGCCTCGACGTCGATCTCGCCAATGAAGTCGAGGTCCACGCCGTCGAGGCGCACGCTGACCCAACGACCGTCAGTGACCTGGTTGGCCTCGCGCGTCGCTTCGGCCAGCCCTTCGGCTGTATGCCGGCAAGTCAGTTCAAGGACGCTGCCGCTGATCGGTACGACGCCAGCGTCTTTTTCTGCCCTGGTGAGCGGGATTTCGTAAATTTGATCGCGAATGAGTGACCACCGCGCAGCGTCGGCTGGATCGTGCTCAAGGACGCGATGCTCGTCGAACTCGGACACGGCCTGGCGGAACGCCTCGCCTGGATCGTCACCGGCGACGACCCTGGCTTTGGCGAAGCGCTCACAGACGAGACCAGCCGTCATGCGGCAGCCGGCCGGCGCATACAGCCGCGCCGGCCTCGCCACGCTCTTCTCGAAAAACTCCCGGCAATTCGGCCGCGAGGTGCCGCTTGGGCTATGTGCGCTGAAATTGAAGCGCGTCGCCCACGCGGGGAGATCGTCGAAGTCGTTCGTACTCATTACGCACCTCATCGTGCGAGACCAGCGCGTTTTACTCCATTAGCGCCGCCGCTGTCAATAGAGCACGAAACTGCGTGGAGCTTGATCTCCACTGCCAGTGACGCTACAACTCACGCCATGACCGTCGCCGACTGGCTCACCGAGACTGACACTACGCAGGCTGCGCTGGCCGCCGCGCTCGGCGTGAGCAAGGCATACGTCTCGATGTTGTCAAGCGGCAGGCGGGTGCCGAGCCTCGCCGTGGCGCTGCGCGTCCAGGCAGCGACTGGTGGCGAAGTCACGCCGGCAGACCTGGCATGAGCGAGAGCGAGATTCATCGCTCGATCGTGGCCTGGCTGGCGCTGGCACTGCCCGCCGGCAGCGTCGTGCACCACAGCCCGAACGAGGGCAGGCACAAGGTGCAATACCGCGTGCGGCAGAAGCAGCTCGGCGTGCGGCCCGGCTGGCCCGATCTCGAAGTTTTCATTCCCCCCACTTGGTGGCTCGCGGGCGCGGCTTGGTCGCCACTCTTCCTAGAGGTGAAGGGCAAAACGGGCCGTGTATCGCCGCGCCAGACGGCGGTTCACGCCGAGTTGCACGAGACTGGCTGCCGCGTCGG